AGATGATAACACTTGGACCGTGTCAGATTGGGCCCATGATTTTTATAATGCTAGAACGCTTATAGATGTGTGGAAAACTCTAGGTGTGATTACAACAACAGATAGTTTAGATCCCAGAGAACCAGAAGAACTTGATTATTTAAGTGCTCATACGATATTTGTCAATGGTATAGCTGTACCTCAATATAGTAAAGAAAAGATGATTACTAGTTTATTATACAGCAATAAGAAAAAGCAAACACCAGCACAAGCACTAACTCGTGCGTGTGGATTTTTACAAATTGGATATTGTGATAAAGTAATGTATAAATTTATAAATGGAGTTATCACTTGGTTGATACAACATTACGATCACATTTGTGCTGAGGATTCTGAATGGATAGTCGCTAAATGTGGAATACTTAGCGAACAAAGACTTTATAAGTTGTGGACTGGTGGAGATGCTTTTTATTTAAGCACCCAGTCTGTGTGTGCAACGCAGTCCATTAGTATTGAGAAAGCAAAGAAAGATGATAAATGCTCAATAAAATTAATAGATATGAATTTTAATTCTAATAATGGAAACAACAAACCTAAACCTAAGCGAAGAGGGGGGAGGGGCCGTAAAGGTAAAGCTACTCAAAGGAATACTCCGTGGTTATCGCGCACAGAGTTATTTGAACAAAGTTGGGCTGGAAAAGCCAAACTTCCGCGTGTGCCTTCTAATAATAAAGGAAAAGGACGGAAACGTCAGAGAACTGGAAGGCGAAGCCCTAATAATATAAATAAGGCTTTTGATGTGCTTGAAGGTAATTTTGGAGGACAACGAATGTTGAGAAATCCCCGAGCCTTTTCAAAACCTCGAATTGAGGAATTTGATGAAAGAATTGGAAGCACAAATGGATCGGTAGCATTAACAACAACACAATTTGCACTGAATCCAGGAAATACAACAACATTTCCATGGTTAAATCAAATAGCCAAGCTTTATGAAAGATATAAATTCGTAGATTTAGAGCTTTATTTCAAACATGATGTGAGTGGCTTTGCTACTCAAGGACAAACTGGATTAGTTTATTTAAGTGCGTTTTATGACGCTTCCAGTCCTGCTCCTACAACAGAAAATCAAATTGCTGATTCTGATCCTCGAGTGTTTGGAATGCCAAATGAGGATATGTGTTTGAAATTATCAAAACAAGCAATGCATCCACAAAATGTACCAAAATTTGTGCGACCTGGAATTGTTCCGGGCGGTTCTGATATAAAAGAATATGATGCAGGAAATTTGTTTGTGACAACCGTTGGACAAGCCAACGGAAATGAAGTTGGAAAATTGCAGATAAGAGGAAAAGTAATGTTATTTAATAGACTTTTAGATCCTTCTGCTTTAGCTGCGCCAACAAATAACCAAGTTACTTTAATGAATGGAACGACTGGAGAAGCAGCTGGTGCCACTGGAGTTCCGCATACGATGTTATATGGAACAACACAATTTAATGGTCTTGGAGCTGTGAATAACGCCGGATCAATTGTTTTGCCTGCTGGAAATTATTTAGTAGATGCAAATGTGGTTACTCAAGATACATCACAAACTAATACTGTTGCTTTGTTTCAACTAGCTTCAAATGGAGTTCCCCTTGCTGGGCAAGCAACGGGTGGAACCTTTATAACGGGAGAATCATATAATTATGAGTATACTCTGCCTGGATTTTTCCAGTCGAATGGAGTTGCACCGTTATCTTTAATATATACAGCTACTTATGCTGCTGGAGCAGTAACTTTTATCTCATCAATGCTGAGAATAACAGCAATTTAAGTGAGAAAAAGATTTGGTGAGTCCTAAGAAACTACAGATTATAACTGTGACCAATTTAGGCTCTGAAACTATATTTTGTTAGGTAGATAATAAAATTTTGAGTTTGGAAGTAACTAATAACTTCAATGTTGGTTCCTGCATTAGTGGAACAAGCGCAAGTCGGAGCGCTTTATAAAAGAAGTAACCGCCATCCCGAGGGTTGTAAAATGTAACGGGTGATGTAAACGTGGTACTCGCGTTTATGTGAACGACTAAATGAGTAGATCTTCTCTATGGGAACGCCATAGTGATAGGCCACATTAAGATGTGGTAGTAACGAAATAGATGAATGTTATGCTTGAACTTTAAAAGCTGAGAGGAAACTCTCCCGGATTATGGAAGAGAGCAACTGCGATCACGATATGCTGGATGCACAGTACGACCGCGAATGTTAATGGAAGTGTACGCTTGCGAGCGGAATGAGTACATAGATATAGCGACGGAAATGCTGAAGGCAGGGTCACGAGGGCAGGTTTGACTCCATTTATTTCGCCG